CCCCCCCGAGAAATTTTGAGGACTGACTGGACGCCTTATGATCTAGCCAGCCCTTCCGGGAGAAGGATTGAGGTAAAATCTGCCGCTTACCTTCAATCTTGGACCGAGGACTACTTTTCACACATTATTTTTGACATCGCACCAAAGCGAGCATGGAATCCGCAGACAGGTTATTCTCCTGAGCGGAGCCGCCATTCTGACCTGTACGTCTTTTGCCTGTATACTGCCAGAAGTCGCGAGCAATCCATAAGAAATCTTGATCTCTGGGAATTTTATGTATTGCCTACTTCTGTTCTGGATCAGCAAAAGCCTAACCAGAAAAGTATAGCTTTAAACTCTCTCCTTTCTCTGGAGCCGATAAAAACAAATTTCCAGGATCTCGGAAACATTATCGAAACCATTGCATTGTGACAGGAGATGATCTATTGAAATTACCGAATGGCTATGGAAGCGTAACTAAATTATCCGGAAACCGGCGTAAGCCATATCTGGCCAGAGTGACTCTCGGCTGGGTCATAAATGAAGAAACCGGAAAAGCAGTACAGAACAGAGTTCCTATCGGGACCTTTAAGACTAAAAAAGATGCTCTGCAGGCATTAGCTGAGTACGGAGCTAACCCCTACGACATTCAGAACAATAACATGACCTTGGCCGAGCTTTACGAGAGATGGACAGCAGCTTACTTCCCTACCCTAGAAAGTGATTCTTCTTCCAGGACAATAATAGCTGCCTGGAGATATTGCCACGCCATACAGGGGATGCGTGTAAAGGATCTGCGTGCCCGCCACATAAAAGGAATCATGGAAGACGGATATGTAATTCAAAACCGGGGCAAAGATGCCGGAGCTAAGGTGCCTGCATCTCCTGGAACGAAATCCAGAATAAAATCCATGTTTAACCTCATGCTGGACTATGCTATGGAATATGATCTTGTCTCAAAAAACTATGCTCGTGCCTTTGAACTTTCAAATGACATTATCAAAGAAAAAGAGGACGCAAAGCGTGGCCATATTAACTTCAATGATTCTGAGATGGAAGCCCTTTGGAGTGCTGCTGACAATATTAAATTCGCCGACTGGTTGCTTATACAGTGCTATATGGGATGGCGTCCTCAAGAAATGGGACTCTTGGAATTAAAAGACGTTGACTTTGAAAAGTGGTGTATTACCGGCGGTATGAAGACTGAGGCCGGTAGGCACCGTACTGTCCCGATCCACACTCGTATTCGGGACCTGGTAAAAAGAAATTATGACGAAGCAGTTTCCCTTGGAAGCGACCGCCTCTTTAATGATCCGGAGGCTACCAAGGGCGGTATGAGAATCACCTATGACAAATACGCTGGGCGTTTTAACAAGGTCGTTGCCGCACTGCACCTTCGTTCCGAACATCGGCCGCATGATCCACGAACAACATTCATTACGATGGCAAAAAAAGCGGGCGTAGATGAGTATGTTGTGAAACGCCTTGCCGGTCACAAGATCACAGACGTAACCGAGGCGGTCTATACAATCCGTGATATTGAGTGGCTCAGAGACGAGATAGAAAAAATGCCGTAACCCTTGTGGTTGCGGCTTTTCTTTTCCTATGATCGGTTCTTCTTTTTGTTTCCTTCGCTCTGTTACCTACCTGTTACCTACCTGTTGCCTATCTTGCCATTTTCAAGACTTCTCACACTATCTTAAATTACATCTTCTTTTTCACAATCAAAATTAAGAAAAGTACCGCAGCCCTTGGAACTACGGTACTTTCAAGGTTTGTTGACTCTTTAATTAAAAAGGTTTGATTAGAACTTTCCTGCCTCTGCAGCTTCCTCAACGGAAACAGCTACTGCAACTGTCATACCAACCATCGGGTTGTTACCAGCGCCGATGAGACCCATCATCTCTACGTGAGCCGGTACGGAAGAAGAACCAGCGAACTGTGCATCAGAGTGCATACGTCCTAATGTATCTGTCATACCGTAGGAAGCTGGACCTGCTGCCATGTTGTCCGGGTGAAGTGTACGTCCTGTACCACCACCGGAAGCAACTGAGAAGTATTTCTTACCTGCTTCAAGACGTTCTTTCTTGTATGTACCTGCAACCGGATGCTGGAAACGTGTCGGGTTTGTGGAGTTACCTGTGATAGAAACGTCAACGTCTTCTTTCCACATGATAGCAACACCTTCCGGAACGCTGTTAGCGCCGTAGCAGTTAACTTTTGCACGAAGTCCTTCGGAGTATGCTTTTCTGAATACTTCTTTAACTTCGTTCTTGTATGGATCGTATTCTGTCTCTACATATGTAAAGCCGTTGATACGGGAGATGATCTGAGCAGCATCTTTTCCAAGACCGTTCAGGATAACACGTAATGGTTTCTGACGAACTTTGTTAGCTTTCTCAGCGATACCGATAGCACCTTCAGCTGCTGCGAAGGACTCATGTCCAGCCAGGAAGCAGAAGCACTCTGTTTCTTCTTCAAGAAGCATCTTGCCAAGGTTACCATGTCCAAGACCTACTTTACGTGTATCAGCAACGGATCCAGGAATACAGAATGCCTGAAGTCCTTCACCGATAGCTGCTGCTGCATCTGCTGCTTTCTTGCATCCTTTTTTGATTGCGATTGCAGCACCTACTGTATATGCCCAGCAAGCGTTCTCGAAACAGATTGGCTGAATGCCTTTGATCTGATCGTATACATTAAGACCTGCGTCTTTTGTGATTTTCTCAGCTTCTTCGATAGAAGCAATGCCATAGCTGTTTAAAACAGAATTGATCTTGTCAATTCGTCTCTCATATGATTCAAATAAAGCCATTTCCTGTTACCTCCTAAATTATTCTTTTCTTGGGTCGATAATTTTAACAGCGTCTGCAACACGGCCATACTGACCTTTTGCTTTTTCCCATGCAGTATTCGGGTCATCGCCTTTTTTGATGAAATCAGTCATTTTTCCAAGGCTTACGAACTGATATCCGATGATCTCATCATCTGCATCAAGAGCAATACCTGTTACATAACCTTCTGCCATTTCAAGGTAACGAGGTCCTTTTTTCAGAGTTCCATACATTGTACCAACCTGAGAACGAAGTCCTTTACCAAGGTCTTCAAGTCCAGCACCTACTGGAAGTCCTTCTTCTGAGAATGCAGACTGTGTACGTCCATAAACGATCTGAAGGAAGAGTTCTCTCATAGCTGTATTAATCGCATCACAAACTAAGTCAGTGTTCAGTGCCTCCATAACTGTAAGTCCCGGAAGAATCTCGGAAGCCATAGCTGCAGAGTGAGTCATACCTGAACATCCGATTGTCTCAACCAGTGCTTCCTGGATGATACCTTCTTTAACATTTAATGTAAGCTTGCAGGCACCCTGCTGTGGTGCACACCAGCCAACACCGTGTGTAAGACCGGAAATGTCTTTGACTTCTTTTGCCTGTACCCATTTAGCTTCTTCTGGGATTGGAGCGGCGCCATGATGAACGCCCTGTGCAACTGGGCACATTTCTTCTACTTCGCGTGAATAAATCATTGTAAAACTCCTTTCAAGTATAGATTAACTTCATGTTGTTATACTCTCCACTGTACAGAACTGCTGAATGAACTGCACAGGATAAAACTCCGATGTCTGCTGAATGACTTCAGAGGAGTATGCCTAACAACCTAGTGTTATTTTCTCACAAAAGTGCTGATTCGTCCAGTCATAAATTGTAAAATTTTTAACCATCTTTGATTTTTTTGTGGTAAAATAGTTCTAATTTCTATTAATGAAGGGATTTCTATTATGACAACAAAGTTACCTGCTTCCTTTCTCCCTGCAAAATTTCAGGTTCTGAGCGGAAGCGCTTTAAAATTAATTGCTATCACCCTGATGCTGATTGACCATACCGGCTTAA